CGCAATTTTGCAAAACCTGCAGTTTTTCGTGCCTGATCAATATCTGCCAACGACATTGTAGCGTTACCGCCCGATGTTAATTCAGCAAAAATTTCGTTAAACACATAATTTGTACCTTCTACATCAATATTATCACCAAGCATTGCTGGTGAGTTTCTATATGTAGATGTCAAATAATCCGTGTTTGGTGCATCCTTATATGTATTTGTTCCATGCCCCTGCAATGATGGTGATTTAATTGGAGCTTGAAATGTCAAACCTTGCAATTGGACTTCACCATCAATCAATGCTTGATCAAAGTCGGGTACAATATTTTGCATACCGTTGTTAATCCAAAATGCTTCTGCCAATGAGTGGTCAAACGCGTTTCGCAAAGGCAACGACTTAGAGCGTGCTTTGCGTCGATGATTTACGATAGCGTTGTATGCTTCAACAACAGTTGTGTTTAAGTTTGACACAGTTTGAAAGTGCATACCTAACGTTCTATAAAAATTAGCATTGGCAACAGCATTTGAACCATCGTCCCATGCACTACTATCAGAAGCAGTATATGCAACCCCATTAATGGCATATTTATTACTTTCAAAAAACGGAACTACGCTTCCAGCGACTCCATTTTCACCTTTATAACTTGCGTTCAATTCATTCATTGAACCGCTAAAACGGTCAAAAGCCAACATAGGAACGAAATGGGCGTATAATGTCACTCCGACCCCGTTCATCAACATTTCTGATGTTTCCATCATTTCAACATTGACGCGGATTTTTCCGCTTTGAACGCCGTCTTCACGGTGTAACCATTCGTATTTCAACGGCAGGATTTTACCTGCATCGCCAGACGTAAGAACACGTCCGCGCGCTGTGCGCATACTTTTCTGAACTGTTATTGGTGCTGATGGCACCATTTCTGTAACTCTCATTTTTTTCTCCTAAGTTTCTTAATGAGGTTTCTAATTTTTTTGCACTTTGCGCAGGCCATTATTTGCCCATTAACTCAAAGTTTTGACGAGAAAGCTGGCCAGATTTAGCTTGTCCAATCCGTTCTCTTAGTTGCTGCATAAATGAAGGATCGTCGGGGCCGACCTTAATTTTTAATGACCCTTCACGTTTTGATCGAGCCGGGTTATTAAAACCATATTTTCGGCCCGATTCAGCATAAGAAGTTGCACCGTTTAACACACCAGTAGTGTAAACATCCGCAATCATTTTAACTGGGCCGTATATCCAGCTAGCGGCATCTCCATATGCTTCTTCAATCATGGCTGCTGAAGGAATTGGCGATGCGCTTAACTGTTTTTTTCCCAAAAAACCGGGAAATTGTTCATACATTTCTTCCGGAATTTTACCACCGTCAGGAACTACCGGTGTATCTAATTTTTTGACAACATCCATTACTTGCGGCGCAGAACCATAACCGCCCGGACCAGATGTCTGATCAGATGCTAATGGTGCAACAGTTTGAATTTTCATCAACTGGGTACTTGCCATTGTATTAGCAAGCGACGCTTGCGCTTGCTGCAAATCCAATTCTTTCCGCTTTTGATTATATGGATCAAATTCGTTTAAAGCACTCACACCGGCGTTAGCAAAATTGCCCCAAAATGTTGCACTTGCTAATGCGCCGCTTGATCCTTTGTTAAATCCCTGTCCACCTGTTGCACGCAACACTGTGAGAGGATTAAACCCCGCTGCTTGTGCATCGTCTCGCAGCTTTTTCAAATCTGTTTGACTGGCATTAGCTTGTGCTTTTGCGGCTTTAGATTTTTGAACTGCGCCGAAAGCACCTAACGCTAACTTTCCAATTGAAAACCAGTCCATTAATACCACCCCAACACTGTTGGGCCGAACACAACCACTGAAATGATTGTTCCCGCCACGAGACCGTGGGCGATGTCGGTAAAGTTCTTTCTCATTTTGTTCTCTCCAGATGTGATAAAATCAAATCTGCTAAAACGAGAAGTAACGAGATAGCTGCAGTCTCTATTTGAATAGCCTGATTTTCAGCAACACCCATTCCGACTAAAGTCGCGCCCATTGCGGTTCCCGCACGGCGAATAATAGGCTTTGCAATTTCGGCTAATAAAAATTTATACATAGACACCTCAGCTATTTCAGCAGGGGATCACAACATGTTGTGACCTCTGCTAGCCTATGTATCGGTTACGCGCATAATCTATACTATGTAAACCGATTTGTAGGCTTTTTATTTCACGTCCTAACACGATGAAGTGTTATAGGCTAATTCCTGTATGTCAAGAGCAATACTACATCTTGAATCATTTTTTAACACCAAGGTACAAATTCTTTTTGGCCACCACCAGCGCCTTTAGGCTTGTTGTTTTTTGGCCTGTCCTTACACCTTAAGCGCAGATTTAACTCTGACCATTTTGTAATGGGCTTTTTTCGCTTCGCTAATTCCCGTTCGGGTGGTGTGCGGTTTACACGCTTCGCCGGTTCCGGCTGTGGGTCAGGGGCAAAAGACTTCGTCTTAATTGCTTCTATTCCCCGTCCCAGATTGCGCGTAATATTTCGCTTTGCTTGCGCGAGCGTATTTTTTTTGACTTGGTTTTTATATGATTTATTATTTCGGCTCTTTCTTCGTGCCATTGGTCACTCTCCGTAATTATGTGAAATTTATCCTTGCTTTCCCACGCCGCTACCGGGATGCCCCGGTATTCGAATTCGTGGAGTACAGCTTCGTTTTCTGGCGCGACTACATCGAGCGGGGCCTCGACATAGCGCACCGACCTATCATGAAGACGGGCCATTAATTCTGCGTCAGTATATTCGATTTCGGTAACGTAATCTAAATACTCATCCACAATCTCCGACCGTGGGTCCGCTTCATATTTTTCCATCCATTTTTGCAGAAATCTTTCCATAAAGTTTTCCTTTGTTTTTCCGGTCATCATGAAGGTCTTTTCGCGGTTTTTGTAATCGCGTATTCCTCCAAATTTGTAGAAATACGATTGCGGCGCCAATCCTTGTCGTACATATTCATCCGCTAACCAATTAAAATATTGATACCCCAGTGGGGCACCTTGCATTTTCATTTTTTGCGATTGTTCGCACCATTGCATGTCTTTTTTAGACATTGCTAAATGTGCGTCAGCACTCCGCGATGTTTGGTCTTTCAACACGTATTTCAACGCGTATTCAAAACCTTTCCAATCGGGATGTTGAAAATAAGTGAACCCATGGGGCCAATATTTCCATTGAACCCGTTTGTTTTCTTGGACGTCTGGCACATTGTCTTTAAAAAAAACAATTATATGCCAGTGTGCACGTCCTTTAGCGCTTCCGTATTCTCCAGCGACGATATAGCGACATTTGTACTTTTTACGCAGTCTTTTGAGAAAATCCTGAACGTCTTTATAAACCAATGTCACTGCGTTAACGCCTGCGTCTTGCGCATATGTTAACGTAATAGCGTAAGTTTTCTTTGAATACTTACTTTCGGCAATGCAGCGGCCTATTAGATCATCTACACGGCGCTTTCTGCATTGCCAGCATTCACGACACGCAACTTCAACTCCATCGTCTAATCTGTTAGGTCTTATACACATATTGCCGCTTCGCTGTCGTTGGTGTCATTAAATGCATATACCGTAACGAGAGGGTATATTAACGCGGCCCCCCGAAACTCCAATATATGGAGTTTCCGTTTCGGGGGACCGCTACTGGCGATCCAGTTGGTCTCGCCAGTCTTTTATTTGCCAATGTGCGGGATCGTAGAACTTCCAGTCTCCGCCCCATTCCATTTTCAAATTTTTCTTACGTGCGATTTCCTTGCCAATGCTGCCAAGGACATCCCACTCTTTTTTAGTTAGATTCCAAGCACGTGTGGCGTGGACTATATCCACGGCCATCCCGTATTGATGCGGGCTTTCACCCGCTTTTGCTTTGGATCTACCTTTTTGATACAACGTTGCTTGCCGTTTTTTAGAACGCACAAATTCAAACGCCCACAATGGAATGTTGCGCTTTTTGCAATGCTTATCGAACGCCTTCCAGAACATTATTATGTCTGGATGTACGCCTTCAAAATCATATGCCTTTGTGACTTCTTTATATCTTTGTGTGGCAAGCGAACGCGCTGCTTCTACATGGTCTTTGCTATAAAATTCCTTGTCTTCCGACTGGTTCTTATAGCGGTTGATGCGGTCTATTACCCGCACCAACCGTAAAAACCTAAGAAGCGGTCTCAGCTCCGCTATCATCGCTCTCAGGCTCCACTACCATATCGGCAGCAACTGCTGCCTTTGTTTGCTCCAATCGCATTTGAGCCATCTCTAAGCGCATTGCATCGCGCTCTTTTTTCAACATGGCTTCATTTTGTGCAGTGTTATATTTCATCAACTGCATCATGCGATCCAATTCTGTGCTATTTCGCACCCTTGGTTCGATGCTAGTGAAAGAAGGCTTTTCACTTTCTGCGATTGTCTGATCAACATCAGGTGCATTCAAATATACTGCTGAATTTTTTTCAGCTTTAATCATCACATAGGAATTACCAATGTGTGTATATTCTACACAGGCTTTATCGCCTGTTGCACCGACAAGCACACCATCCGACATTTTGTCGTCAGATGCCGCCCAAATTTCAATCGGGCTATTAGCCACTACCTGAAATTTAACGCGCCGTGCCTTGTTTGATAAAAACGGGATTACATCCCCAGCTTTTACCTGTTTCCATGAGGCCAATGGACCATTTTTGAACGTTTTCATTTTTTTCACCTATTTAAGAAGGGCAGGGGGGGCCGGGAGGCGCCCCCACTGCCAGTTTTACGACTTAACGATACGAGCGCTGTCTACCTGCGCTGTGATCGCGTCGTAATCGCTTGTTGCGTCTGACTCTTGCAGACCTGCACCGAACACTGTGTTTCCAACAATTTTAAAATCAGTCATTGCAGTAATTTCAAAACTGTCGGCTGTTTGATCGGCAAACACTTTTTTGTGCAAATCCGTACAAAGATAAAAATCTTCGTTCAATATTGGATTTGTTGCTTCCGCTGACCAGATTTTGGCTCGATCTTCGTCAAACGCATCATTTGATGGCCGGTAATACTTACCACCCACATTAACCATGTCGCGCTGCCATTCATGGTTAAGAGGCGCATAACCAAACGTCGCATCGGGTGTTGCATGGTTGACGTCGCAGTGCGACGCTTTGACGACAGACACCTTCTCAGGGTCAAGGAAATCGCGCAGATAGTTTGGCAACGTATCTGCATCGGTTGTGTACAAGAAATAATCTTTCTTGCGTTCCCACAGCTGTTCCGGAACAATCTCAGCAGTTATCATAATAACGCCACCTGTGTTCATAGCAGGTGTGCGAATTGACATATCAATGGTCGCAAAACCGTTAGTTGCACTTTCATCCAAATTGGCTGCATCAGTCGCATAACGCTGATTGAAACCAATCATAGCGCGTTGCTTGCCCAACAAAATAGGTTGCTTCATCGCTTCCTCTGGTACGCGAATACCCGACATGAGAAGATCAATGATGTAATCATCATCTATCCCGTCATACATTTGGCGCAATTTTGCAAAACCTGCAGTTTTTCGTGCCTGATCAATATCTGCCAACGACATTGTAGCGTTACCGCCCGATGTTAATTCAGCAAAAATTTCGTTAAACACATAATTTGTACCTTCTACATCAA